GAGAGTATACACATGTTATCAGATACAATGGTGGTTGCAATGCAGGGCACACTATCTTTCATAGAGGGAAAAAATTTATTACTCATCACATACCTGCCGGTGTATTTTTTGGCATTCGGTCCATTATTGGTCCGGGGTGTGTCGTCAACGTGGAACAGTTTTTCAAAGAGATTGAAGAACTAAAAGCAGGCGGTATTGATACAGATGGTCTTGTATTTATCGCTAAAAATGCTCACATTATTACGCAAAATCATATTGAAGAAGAAGCAAGAGAAACAAAGATAGGCACGACTAAACGAGGTAATGGTCCTGCTTACCGCGATAAGTTTGCTAGAACCGGTGTTCGAGCTGAAGATGTTCCTGAACTTCGTCCTTATTTAATGGACCTTTACGAAGAATTACATGAGCGTTGTGGCAATCCAATTATTCTTTTTGAAGGAGCACAGGGTTTTGGATTAGATATTGATTGGGGATCTTATCCGTATGTCACTTCATCTAACTGCATTTCTGCTGCTGCTCTTATGAATGGTGTACCCCCTCAAACTGTAAGAAACATTTATGGCGTTGCCAAATCTTATGAGACTTATGTTGGATCTAAAAAATTTCAACCTCAAGGATCTGTATTTACAAAAATACAAGAAGAGGGTCAAGAATATGGTGCTACAACAGGAAGAAAAAGACAAGTCAATTGGATGAATTTAAACTTTCTACAAAAAGCAATTAATATTAACGGAGCAACACATGTTGTTTTTAATAAAATGGATATTCTAGAAAATGTCGGTCAATTTGCTATTAATGAAAATAACATTCTCAAACGTTTCATTGATGCTAAACACATGGAAGAGTATATTAGACAAAGATTGGACAATGTACCTTTTGTTAAGTCTGTTATTTTTTCTCGGTCCCCTCATGAGATCTAAAATACAAACATACTAATTAAAATATGAACAATATTCGTACATATGCTAATGATTTAGTAGAGTTTTTTCATCAACGATATAAACTTCAAAACAAACCCACTATATTTTTTACGCAAGATAAGAAAAATAGCATGAAACCTTTTGGTAAAACTGCTTTCTATGATCCAGTGGAAAAGTCGATTACAGTTTACACAACCGGTAGACACATGAAAGATTGCCTTCGCTCACTTGCTCATGAGTTAGTTCATCACCTGCAAAACGAAAGAGGTGATTTAATGGGCATGGGCGCTGCCACCCCAGGTTATGCCCAAAAAGATCCGCATATGCGTGAAATGGAAAGAGAGGCATATGAAAAAGGAAATATGTGTTTTCGTGATTTTGAGGATCGTTTGAAGAATCGACTTGAAGAAACTAATTATAAAGATAAAGACACCAAAGGAGAACAGAAAATGTCTTACAAAAACTGGAGAGATAAAGAATTTGGCGAGATGCTAATGGATAAATGGGGATATAAACCAAAAGATAAATCGTTTTTAAATGAAGCGCAAGGAACTGCCAGTTTAACAAAAGCAGATTACGCTACCGCTCAACTAGAAGAAGCACCAGAAGAACTCGATGAAGAAGAAAGAGAAGATGCTTTGGCGGAAGATCATCCAATGTCACCAGAATATAGAATGGAAGAACAAGAGGATTTAGATGAGTCTGCACTTCGTGATGCCGTTCGTGATATTCTCGCTGAAATGTCTAAGGGCAACTAATGAAAACTGATCTAAGAAAAATGACCAGAGACTTTTTGATAGGAGAAGTAAAAAACAATCCTACTGCTCGTGCTTACGTCGAGTCTGTTCTTCGTATCTTAGACGAAGTACGACCAAAAAGTCAAAGGGAAAGTAGGCAACTATCAGTTGCTCGTAAAAACTTACTTGAAATAAAAAGAGTTGTTAGAACTCTTGAAAATAAAATATCACTTCTAGAAGAACAAGTAAGAATACTAGAAGAAGGAAAATAAATTTATGGGCGGTGTAGCAGGACATCTAGCACATCTTTACGATAATCGCGATCTTACCTTTAATAAAATGGCAGAGATCCTACAAAAAGCTGCAAAAGGCGAACTTGTAGGAACAGAAAAGACCGATGGTTATAATATTTTTCTTGGATATGTAGATGGTAAACCTCGTGCTGCTCGTAATAAGGGTGATATGTCCCGTGGTGGAATGACCTTTGAGGATTTAATCAATCGTGAATTTCGTGGCGGCGAAGAATCAAAACGTGCTTATGTTACTGCTTTTAATGCTTATGTTGCCGCACTAGATTCACTTTCAGAAAAAGAAAAATCTCAAATATTTGGACCTAATGGTGAAATCTTCTATAACACCGAAATACAAGGTCCAGTTGCTCCAAATGTTGTAAACTATGACGAAAATGTCGTGAATATTCACCGTATGGGTCATAAAAAATATAACAAAGAAGATAACACCCTAGAAGTTGTAGCAAATGAAAAACAATCAGCAATGTTAGATAGTGTTATTGATAAGTTTGAAGAGGCAACAGCAGATGAGGATTTTAGCGTTAGAAGAACTGCTTTTCTCACACTTAATAAAATTACAGATGAGACATTTGTAGAAAAAACTTTAGAACGTATACAAGCTACGGGTTATTCTGGTAATATGACCTTAAATGATTATCTTCGTGATAAACTAACACCATTTACAGAAAAATCTCTTCCAGAACTAGATGATGAAAGGGTAAATCTTCTTGTCAGAAGAATGCTTGGCGATAAAACTGCTCCGACTACCTCCCAAATAACAAAGGGCATGGATAAAGAAACTAGAGCAAAGGTATCCGCATTTAACAAAAACTCTAAAATTTTATCAAAAAAATTAATTGAACCAATTGAAATGGCAATACATGATTTTGCTGTAGAACTTCTTCGAGGTCTTAAAAGTTCTTACATTTTGGACAACCAAGCGGAGGTTGAAAGACTAAAAAAAGAAACAGAGCAGGCAATTCGTGCCATTCAGGATTACGAGGGACCAGAGCAAGAAGGCGCACAAGATATTTTGGTAAGACAACTTACTAAACTCAAACATCATGACAATATCGATACCGTCGTAGAAGGTTTCGTTTTCCAATATGATGGTCAGATGTATAAGTTTACGGGAAATTTTGCCCCAATGAACCAACTTTTAGGGTTGTTTCGCTATGGAAGAGGTAAAATACCACAAATGGTAAAGGAAATGATTATGGAGCAAAATAAAGGCGAAACTGTTGCTATTTTACCGGGAAAATTTAAACCTGCTCACAGGGGTCATCTAGACATGATCAAACACTATTCTAAAATTGCTGATAGAGTCGTTGTTTTGGTTAGTCCAAAACCGAGAGATGGGGTTACAGCCAAAACTGCTGAAGTGATTTTGAATCTTTATTTAGATGACGCTAACCTTACTAACGTTGATGTTGAAATTCCAGACGCTCCTTCACCCGTGGGTGCCGCAATGAACTATGGAAAAAGACCGGAGATGAAAGGTACAAAGATTATTCTTGGTGCCTCAACAAAAGATGGTGATGCTGCCGAACGTTTCGCTGGTAATGTTCAAAAGTATGCTGAAGATGCAGAAGTTCTAAATCCTCTCGACTATGCTTTCAAACCTGTTGGTGAAGTTTTACATGCTAGTCATTTTAGACAAGACATTGCAGACGGCAGTGATATTGATAAATATTTACCAGATACATCAAAAGATAGAGTAGACTACATAGTAGATATGGTAAAGAAGGAACTTACGCTAAAACCAAAAACAACCCAAAAGGAGGCAAACGACCCATTCTTGGGTATCTTTCGTGGGTTAGTTGATGAAATAATGTTAGAAGAAGAAGAATTAGAAGAAATGTCTATGATGTCTGGTCCAGCACCAGCAGTGCATGGATATGCTCTACCTTTAGGCGCAAAACCTAAACGATTCAAAAAGAAAAAAAACAAGAAACGTAAAAAAGTTTCTGAAAATGAAGTTAATGAGGCGTTAAACTATTTATTACAGAAACTTGGAGTTTAATTTAATGATTGATCGCGATGAATTTTTAAAAGAACTAAAAGAAGAAAAGCGACTTCGCAAAGCAGTTCGCAGTCTTCTAGAAAATTATCTTGCTGAAAAGAAAGAAAAAGTAATGCTTGAAGAAAGTAGACTTCGCGGCGTCATTCGTTCTTTAATACAAGAGGTAAGCGCTGACGTGCCAGATGAACAACCTCAAAGAGCGACGGGGATAAACGTTCTTGAGGACACTTTAAAAGTTATCATTCCAATTGTTGAGGATGCTTACAAAGGACTCACAACTTCTAAGTCTCAAAGAGATTCTTTTAGAGCACACATTCTTAATGCTGTGGAAAACTCTTTGGCACCAGTTGATCTTACAGCAAGCGCTGGAGGAAGTCAAGAAGAAAATGAACTTGAAGAAGAAGTTTCTTTAGATATTGATGTTGAAGATGATAAATTTATCCCAGTCCGCGATCAAGACATGCCAGAAGATCCAGTTGAACCTCAAGAACCAGAATCATTCCAAGATTTGCAGGGTATGAATATAACCGGTCGTAATTTTGCCTCAACTACTTTTAATAAAGTTGAAAATCAAATTCAAGATGCTTATGAAAGTCTTGCTGATGAAGAAGATAGGAAACTTTACAAAGAATATATGCTAACTAATCTTAAACTTTACTTCGATAGATTTGAAGAAGAGTTGCAACCAACACTACCAGAACCAGAATCACCAGATTATAATAAATAATATAAATTAAATTATATCATTACTTATATTATTATTTAATCTATGTCATGGAAAAATAAAAAAAAGAAAAATACTGTTGCAAAATATTCAAAATATAGTATAATAAATAAATTAAAATCTGAAAATAAAATTACAGATGACATATTAAATAATATTAATAATATATCTTTAGAAGATTTAATAGCAATAAAGTTAGAATTATCAACCAGATATCTTTGTGGTAAGTTTTATGGTATACCTATCTGGAGACTGACTCGTCATGCAGTTACAGATGCCCTATTAAAAACAGCATTGAGTATTGCAAGAACAAAAAAAGAAGCAGCTAGATTTTTAGGGGTTGACTATATGGAATTTAATCGTTATATTAAAAAGTATAATACTATTTCATTTTTTGAAGAAGAAGTAAAAGAGGAAGTATGAATAACAAATTATTTAATGCAGCAAAAATAAAATATGAAGCAAAAGCAGAAGAGGCAAGAGCAATGTTAGATATGCTATTCACTCAGACTGTTATGGTTGGAGAACATACTGATATCTTAAAAGAAGTTGATAAATGGACTACAATATTAGCAGAAGCATTGGATTGTGCTGACGCATTAGATGATTTTGCAATGCATCGAAGAGAAGAGGGGTCGCAAACCCCTTAGAAGGAGGTTTGAAAATGTCGACAACAAGATTCACTTTAGATGGAAATGGAAGAAGAGCATATATTGGTTCACCAGTCTATTATAAAAATAAAGTTTGGTTGTTGGAAGATATTCAATATCTCCAATGGAATTCAGAGCAATACCTAACCCTACAAGATCCAAAAAATAAAAATAAAAAAGTTGAGTTTGTAAAAGCAAGTTTAATATCGGCAGTTGATTAATGGCATCTAAATATGGCAAAAAAAGAAAGCAACGAAGTTTTGAAAAAGAGCATTGGTATGTAACCAATGTTGATCATGTTAGTTTAAAGATTCAAATGACAACTGGAAGATTATTAATAACAGTTGTTCATGACAAAACAGACTATTCATTTACTTTACCTGATACAACTTGTTCGATAGCAAAAAATAGAAAAGAAATTGATAACAAGGTAGCGCTTTACTTTCAGACGTTTTTTCAAGTAGACGAATTTAGTTTTATGCAAATTCACACTGATGAAGAAAATTATACGGATTATATGAATTTGTATACAGACCTAATTTGGATTAAAAACAAACTAGGTCTGACCATTTGGAATAGAAAAAAGTTTACTTATAAATATTAATTATCATTACACTCGTCTGGAATGCAGACCCATTCTGCTAGTTCAGCTTTAGATAAACCACTTCTAATAAACTCCATAAGTTCTTCATAAGGTGAAGAAATAGCAATATTTCTAAACTTTACTAAAACAGAGTGAACCATTCCTACTAACTCACCTTTAGAATTAAGAATCATAGACCCAGAAGAACCAAAAGTAGCAGATAAAGAATACACATCTTGACCATCCTCTTCACCAGCGTATCTACCTTCAAATACTGGAACCATGTCATAATCAAACATACCCAAAGGAGCAGCTATGTTATAAACCTTTTCGCCTCTTTTCGGAGGTTTCATTGCCAGAGGTATAACTTCAACTCCCTCAGTTAAACCCTCTGCAAAAAGTAAACAAGCATCAATTGATTGATCTTTTTTTAGAACGATAGCATCATATCTTTTTAATGATAGTGTTGAAACTTTCATGTGAATAGTTTGCTCGACTGACTCTAACAAACCTTTTTCGCCATCACAAACATGCGCGGCAGTGACTATATATGCGCCTTTGTCGGAAAGTCTAACGACATAACCAGAACCTGAAGATCTTAAATCCATCGTGGCACATTTACCCTCACCGAAACATCTTTTTAATTGAACTGTTTTACTAATAAACGCAAATCCTTCTCTTGGAAAATCATTTTTTACACTTGAGTTCATCGTGCCGCAAGAGAAAGTAAACAGCATAACGAACGCGAGGGCACTAACCATAACCCTACTCATTTTTTTATCCTCCGATGTCTCTGAGATTTTTACTCTCATATAAATAAATAAGGGTGCCGCATTGCTTTTTCCTTTTTTATAAACAAAAACACTATTTATAATGACTGCTTCTTTAATTTAAATTAACTCTAAATGAGTGTTTTAGTAAAGAAGATCAAGTGTTTAACAAAGTGAGTAAACATGGCTAAAAAAATTTATATTCTTGATACAAGCGTTTGTTTGACAGACGCTAATTGTATTCGATCTTATGGTAATAACGATATCGTCCTCCCTTTAAAAGTTCTTGAAGAAATAGATAACAACAAAAAAAGACAAGACGGCGCCGGAACAAATGCTAGAATGCTTATTCGCGATCTTGATGCGCTTCGTGAAAAAGGTAGTTTGTCTAAAGGAGTAAGAATTGATAAAGGTAAAGGCGTCATATGCGTGAAGATGGTTAAACGAGAAGGTATACCAGATGATTTAGATCTTTCTGTCCCTGATAATGAGATCATTAGCGTTGCGTTAAACCAGAAAAATGAAAACCCAAAAAGAAAAGTAATCGTGGTCACACGAGATATTAACATGCGTGTTAAATGCGATTCTCTGGGTCTTCCGACAGAGGATTTTAATTCAGATCAAGTTATAAAAGATACAGATAATATATACACTGGTTTTGTCGAACACTTGGTTGATGAACCTGTCCTTGATAGGTTTTACAATGGAGAAGAAGTCTACATTGATGAAGAGGAATTAGAATTAAATCCAAATCAGTTTTTAATGCTGATATCAAATCAAAATGAAAAAAAGACTGCTCTCGGAAAGTTTGAATCTTATGAGAAACCCCTGAAGTTGATCAACCCCGGTAATAAAAAAAGACTTTGGGGTTTGAAATCTAGAAACAAAGAGCAAATTTTTGCCATGGATTTATTAGAAGATAAAAAAATAAATGTTGTCACACTAGTGGGTAAGGCCGGTTGCGGTAAAACATTAATGGCAATCGCTGCCGGTCTTAGTCAAGTTGTAGAAAAAGAAACGTATAGTCGTTTAGTTGTATCTAGACCCATTCAACCAATGGGTAGAGATATTGGTTTCCTACCAGGAACTATGGAAGAAAAAATGTCTCCTTGGGTTGCTCCTATTCGTGATAATTTAGAATATCTAATGGCAAACGACAAAGCAACGTTAGAGACATATCTAGACCGTGGAAAAATAGAGGTGGAAGCGCTAACTTATATAAGAGGTAGGTCAATTGCCAATGCTTTTATTATTATAGATGAAGCACAAAACCTTACTGCTCATGAACTTAAAACCATTCTCACTCGCGTTGGC